CAGTATCATTTATCCAAGAACGGGACAAGATAGAAGATGTCGATGAAGCTGTCGCTCTTGCTGCTATTGAATTCCCGCAATACTTCAAACAGGGCTAAGAGGAGGATTAATCATGGCCGATCAAGGAAAAGATCTTATTACAATGACAGTCCCTGTATCCACTGCGAGAGCACTATTTATCTCTGGTGCTGGTACTCTGTCAGCAACTTTAAAAGCAGTAGGAATTCTTTATGATTCTACTGATTCTACTCAGTCCAAAGGCCAAGTTCAGATTACAGGTTCAGCGCTTATTACTCTTGCTGAAACCCTGACCGCTGGAGCCTTGGTTGTTTCAGATGCAGCAGGTAAAGCTGCTGCTCATGTTGAAGATACTGATATTGCAGATGGTAATGATCACCTTGTCAGAGCAATCTTGCTGGAAGGCGGCGACGCGGAAGAACTTGTCGACTGCGTTCTGGTGTAACTAAGGAGGAATTAACTCATGAGCATGATTCAAGGATACTCCGATACTCTGACAAAAGTTGGAGTCAAATATATCCAAGACCCCGCAAATTTTCTGGCGTCGAAGATATTTCCGTCTTGTCCAGTCATTACCCTTTCGGGTACGTTTCCGACTTATGACAAGGAATACTGGATGAAAAATGAGGCCCAGATTCGTACACCCGGCACCATCTCGGAAGGCGGGCAACACGCACGTGGCTTCGATTCGTACAAATGTGAGAACGTTGCTTACCATGAAGACGTTCCAGATGAGTATTCCAGCAATGACCCTGTTGTGTTGAATTCAGTCAGGGCCGCAACTCGTCGTGTTACGCAGAAAATTGCGATCTATGATGAAGTTGATTTCTGTGCGAATTTCTTCGTCACAGGTAAATGGGGTACAGCTGAATCTACCCCAGATCCTCTTTGGAGTGCTGCTGATAGTTTCCCATTAGAGGATGTTGATGCTGCAAAACGTATCATCAAAATTGCTACAAGTTACATGCCAAACAAAATGGTCATGGCTGAGGCTGTTTATGATATCGTTAAGCGTCATCCCCAGATCAAAGACCAGATCAAGTACACTTCGTCTGCTAATGTAACTCCTGAACTCCTAGCTCGGCTTTTCGAAATTGAGAGCCTTGTTATCATGGGTGCTGTGTATGACAGTGCTAGATTTGGTGCTACTGCTGTACAGCAATATGTTGCTGCTGATAATGTGTTGCTACTCCATACTACCAATAGTCCCTCTCTTGAAGAGCCAAGTGCTGGTTACAACTTCACTTGGAATGGGTTTGGTACTAATGGTTATGGCGCACGTAAGTTGTATCTTGAAGAGCCAATGGCGACACGTGTTGAGGTTCACTCGTATCACCAGTTCAAGCAAGTTGCAGCTGACCTTGGTTACATGCTTCTGCAACCAATTGCCTAAATGAGGTAACGTCATGGCTGTGAATGTAAGTGATGTCCGAAGTGAATTACAATTACCGATAGGTCAGATAACAGATGCTGATATAGCGTATGCTATTGATAGAGTTGAATTAGATGATATCAACTTAGTATGCGCACATGTCTTGCGTATGTTAAAAAACAAATATCGTGGACGTATTCGTTACAGAATTGGTCGATATGTCGAGACTATCAGTACTGCGGAAGTAGACAAGATGATCAGAATGTATATGACTAAATCAACGTTAACAAAAGTTGACGGTGGTGTAGATGTAACGGATACCGATTCCATCTTTGACGAGGATTCAATATGAGTTTTAATGAGCCTCATATAGCGACTTGGGTGCAAGTTGCAACTGGCCCGTACAATACTGTGGTTGAGACTTCAGAAGAGTTTTCTTGTATGATCGAAGAAGAAGCTCAATTCAAGTATGAATTAGGCCAACCAGTTGAAGTCGGTAAAGGTATAATTTTCACTTCGGCGTCACTTGCATTCCGTGACGGTGATAGAGTTATTGTTGATGAGACTATCTTCGTCATCAAGAGGCTGATAAAGCTTGGAGATGACGGAGAGTTTCACCACTTCGAGATAATTTATGGCTAAAGCATTAGCAGGAAAAGAATTTGTCGGTGCAATTATTGAGGGTACTACTAGGCTTGCAAGCAGATTGAATGAAGTTGATGTTGAGTTAGCAAGAGAATTACTTGATGCTACTTATTATGATTATCCTAGACCTGCTTGGAATACTGGTCAACTTAGAAGTTCTGGTGCTGTTTATATAGGTGGTAAACTTATTGCAACAACACCTGAGACTCGTCCTAATCCACTTGGTTGGTATGAAACTAGAGGTGGTAAGATGGGGCAAGCAGAAGCTAATGTAGGCGCCTTTGAGGGAGTCGGCGAGTTGAAAATTGGTAAAATTCGTGGAGCTACTGATATTGAGAGTATGGTAACTTCACTTAAGGGAGCTATAACTGTCATATATCAATCTCCTGTTGCTGCACTTATGCACGAATGGCCTCATGGATTCACTGATGGTGATTCTGGTCGTGGTTACATATCAGAAAAGTTACTTAAGTTTGATAGACAATTTACTGAAGTTTTTAGACGAGTATTTTCAGGTGTTCCAGTTGGTAGAGGAACAACAAGGTTAAGATAATGAGCTTAGCAACTGAAATAATCGATTATATCGCAGCACAAACTGCTCTAACTGAGGGTGTTGATTTATTTTATACTTATATGCCTCGTGATAAAGAAACGGGTGTGATCATATCTGAAATTGGTGGTACAGAGAACGATACTAATATGTATCGTAAACTCTTTCACATAATCTCTGTGGGCGCAAATCCAGTTAGTGCCGAAGCAATTTGTACACAAGTACTGGAATTGTTTACTTTTTGTAATGGTATTCAACTGGCAAGTAAGAAGATATTCAACGGTGTCTCAATGGCAAGTCCTCAATTCCTGCACATGGCGAAGGATAATTATCCAGTATATACCGCTAGCTTTGTGCTTTTTACAGAACGATAACGAGGAGGTAAATCATGGCTCTTGAACTTGGTCCATGTCAAGTAAGTTTTGGAACCGCAGGTGCTGAAGTTGACCTCGGAAAAACATATGGCGGCGTTGTTGTAAAGTTGACCGACGACTATGTTGATTTGATGTCAGATCAGTACGGTACTGCGGCTGAAGACACAATTATTACTGGTAACAAGGCTGAGGTCGAAATAAGTTTCGCTGAAATTGACTTCGATATGCTTGCCCTTGTTCTAAATCAGGCTACCTTTGGCACAGCGCCAGCGGGCCTTACTGGTCAGAATAACGTCGGTACTAGTCTACTTGCCGCAGCTGCAAGTCTTGAGTTAATCAAGTATGTTGCTGGTATCCCATCTACTGATCTTAAAAATAAGATTATATTCCCTAAAGCAGCTCCTTTGAGTAATGTTGAACTTTCATACGATGCTGAGAACCAGCGTGTTTTGAAAACTACATTCAGATGTTACCCATCAGTTGTAAATGCTGCATGGGGTACTGGTACTCCAAATGATTTAACTGTCCTTTACTATTTTGGTGATCAGACAGCAGCAGCTTAACTAAGAAAGGGTTAATCAAATGAAAGTCTTTAATGGAAAAGAATTCTTAGCAACTAAAGGTGTTAAAGTTTCTCTGTCTAATGGCAAGGAATTTGAGATTCTAGAAGTTGCACCTGAACAGTTAGACAAAATTACATCTATGCCTGACGAACCTGATAGTAAAGCAATGATTGCTGGTGTTGCTTCTATTCTTGGTTGTACATCGGAAGACCTGGAAGGAATCGGCATTGTCGAGCTTAAAGGTGTTATGGATTTTTTGTCTGCGAACTTGTTGTCGTAGAAGTAACTGGTGCTGACGACGCAAGGTTATTAAGAATATCAACTGTAATGAGTGAGTTTTCTCAATACACATTTGATTATCTCAACAATATTGTTTTTATGAAATTACAGGTTTTGTATTTGGAGGCTCTCCGCCAAAGGGCCTCCAAAGCAAAGCTTCTTTCAGAGTTGATACTGGCACCTAATAAAAAAGATCAAGATCAACGAGAAACAAATAAGTTAGTTCATACGATGTTGTTCCCTTACAAAACCACACAGAGTATACCTAAAGAAGATGGTTGGGGTACTCTCAGGAGCAAACGAAGATGAATGTTGGTAGCGCAACAGGAAGTTTTAAATTAACAGGTCTAAAAGAAAGCATTGCTGACCTTAAGAGACTTGTTGAAGTTCTTAGGACTTCTAGTCTTAGTTACCAGAAAAATCGCAAAGAACAAGCAGCTGTTATTGCTGCTATGAAACAATCTAGTGCTGAATTTAAAAAAGCTGCTGGTAATGCTAGATTCTTTGCAGGTGCTATCAAAAATGTAGATGCGTCATTGAAAAAGATGACTATGCAAGCTAAACTTGCGAACTATCCCTTCGTGCTGTTGGCTGCCTCAGCCAAGAAATTTAATTATATCCCAACAATACTAGATCGTATTCGTGGAACTTTTGGGACATTAACATCTTCTGCTCAACAGTTTTCAAGATCTATTTTTTCTATTGGTACTAGAGGTGTTTCTTTTGTTAAGCGGATGGGAGCTGAGTTTAGAAAACTTAATACTAGATTACAGGAAGGTCAAGGGGCTATTGCCAACTGGTTAGCACGATTCGGGCGTGTTGCAGCAGGTTTCTGGATTGCTTATCGAGCTATCAATGCAGTTGAATTTGCGATCAAAAAGTTATCGCAGACTTTTGTCAGGGGTGCTACGCTAGTTGATGAATATGGGGAATCAATTGCTACTGTAAGTGGTATGTTAGGTTTGATGTCTGCAGGTCTTGGGGGTTTTGAAGAAAGATACCAGAGATTCTATTCTGTAATGAAAGGTACTATGGAGGAGAGTATTAGACTTGCTCCTAAGTATCGTTTAAGTCTTGAAGATATAGGAAATGCTTATAAAGAATTTGCACAGTTTGGTGTAGTTATTACTCGTGACATTACCGAGCCTACGATGAATTCGATTGCAATGATTAAAGAAATTGCAACAACTACACAAGGTTCTGCTAGACAGATCAGACAGGAAATCCAAGCTATCTTTAATGGTCAAACAAGAATTACTGACCAGTTTGGTAGATTTATTAAGAACTTTCCAGAAATAACAGACCAGATTTTTGGTATTGCTAGAGCTAATGTAACAAATCAGGAAAAGTGGGTACTTGTTATTGAAGCTATGAAAGAGTACCAACGAGTCTTTGAAGATTCTAATCGTACTATAACAAATCAGACTCAAATTATAAGTAATAATCTAGCCATTATTTCTAGTAAAGCTCTTACTACTAGTGGAATCTATAAACAGTGGATTGATACAATGGTTAGGTTTAATAGCCTATTGTTTGATGATAAAGGAAACTTAAAAGCACTTGGTAAAGAAATCTATGTATACTTTTATCGTACTTGGCAAGTAATACAAAAGCTTATAAGTGGCTTATGGTCTATTGCAAAAGTTTCAAAGGTTATATTTGACTTCCTTGCATATCTTATAAGTCCAATTCAAGGTATCTTGGGTGTTGTGTTAAAACTTGTTATTGCATCTATGGTATTAAAAACTGTATTTACTTTTATTGTAGCTTTAGTTCTCAAACTTTGGACAATATTTATTACATCAGCTATTTGGGTGTTTGGTAAACTAATTGTTGTTTCGTTTGCTCCACTAATTGGTATATTTGCTGCAATTGTTGTATTGGTAGTTGCTTTGACTGTTGCTTTTAGTGCTCTGTCAGGAGTGATTGCTGGTTTATGGGCTGCTTATAAGGTATCAGTTAAACCTATTGAAAAAGCATTGTATGTGTTTGAGTATAATATTAGAGCGATTGTTCATAACATTCAAGAAATGTGGGCAAAGCTCAAAGATAGTACATATAAAGTACATCTTAAAACTATGCTTAAAAATGACTTTTCAGATTTTTCAGGTCAAGGAGAAGACGCAGCTAATGCTTTCTTTAAAGGCTACCAAGACCAGATCACTGCGAATGAAAAAGCTTTAGCAGAAAGTTGGGGCAACATAAAAGATGTTTTTGCTAAAATGAAAAAGAATATCATTGATTTTTATGGCGCTACTGATGTAGGTAAAGGATTGATGGCGTTTATAGATGAAATGACGGAACTCTTTAAATTTGACCCTGTAATATTTCCTGCCATTAAAGACTTTGTAGATGATTTAAGTAAAATGAAATTAGGTCTTGATGGGCCTGTTGAGAATGCTTTGACTAAACTCAAAACTCTTGCTGAGTATCTCACTGATGAATTTTCAACTGTCTTTACTGATGTTTTCAGTGGAGAGATTACAAAGTTAAATGATTTGTGGGATAGGAGTATGGATGCCATAGTTACTAGTTTTGAGAAAGCTATGGCTGATCTGACTACTGCTTACTTTGAGGTATTTATTCAAGGTATTCTAAAGCAGAGCACGATGAAGACAGTAGCTGATTTCTTTGGTGATGTTGCTTCGGCTTATCTTGGCAATAGTAATTATGTACCAGACTCAGGCAAACTTGCTGGTGCAGATCGTCAGTATGCTTCTGGTGGTACCATTAATGAACCAGTATTTGGTATAGGACAGCGTTCAGGTGAGACATATTCATTCGCTGAGAAAAGACCAGAAACAGTCATTCCGCATGGTGGTCTTACTATGCCAAAGTTTGATGTTGTTGTTAATGTAATCAACAAAACATCGCAAGAAGTAAATGCTAAGCAAACTGGTGCTAGATTTGATGGCAGACGATACATAGTAGAAACTGTACTTACCGATATTGAACGTGGTGGCCCTCTAAGAAGTGCTTTTAAAGGAGTCAGATAATGGCTTTCCCTACACTTAATCGTAGACCAAAGACAGTCAAAGTTATGCCAGAAGAGAATTTACTTTCCTCTGATATGGAAGCTGGTTACCAACACAGACGCAAGAAATTCACTAGGGAAAGAAAGAAGTTTGATATTAGTTATGACTTGTTGAGTACTGCTGATCGTGATTTGATAATTGCCCATTTTGATACAGTTGGCCTTCATACGTCATTTAATTGGACAGATTTGGAAGCAATTGTACATACAGTATTTTACGACAAAGCACCTGCATATGTTAATTCAGTCCCGGGCTGGTTTCAATTTGAAACTTTGGAGCTTATGGAACAATGATAAATCTTCCTGCAAATTTGATTCTAGAAAAGAATAAACTTGACGGCCAAGCTCCTTGGTTAGTCACTCTTGATATAGTTATGCCTAACAGTGATCAATATTTTCTTGTTAGAAATAACGAAGATATCACATTTAATACTCAACTATACACTGCTGTTCCTTTTGAGCTTGATATTTATACCCAAGATGGTACTGGAGAAATTCCAAGTATTAATTTAACTATATCTAATGTACATCGAGTTTTTCAAAGTTACTTGGAAGCTTATGACGGAGCATTAGCTGCTACAGTTAAAGTTAGAGTTATCAATATGGATAATCTAACTGAAAGTTATACTGAACTTGAGTTAGACTTTGATATAATGAGTAGTTCTGCTACATCTGAAAGTATTGTGTTTGTTCTAGGAGCACCAAATCCTTTGCGGCGTAGGTTCCCTCTTCATAGATTTATTGCCATGCACTGTAATTGGCAATTCTTATCAGTTGAGTGTGCTTATGGTGGAGCGGATTTAACTTGTGATAGAACATTTACTGCTTGTACAGCAAAAAGTAATACACCTAGATTCGGTGGTTATCCTGGTTTAAACAGGATAGGAGTACGTCTTGTATAATGACTTGATTGGTAAGAAATTCAAGTATCATGGACGTGGCCCAGATGAATATGATTGTCTGGGATTAGCTATTGAAGTGTTACAACGTAATGGTATCAATATGATGGATTTTCAAACTTACAAAGGTAACTTCCGATCAGTTGCTGAGACAATAACAAATGCTAAGTTAGTTGAGAATTGTGTAAAGATAAGTAAACCAGAGAAACTAAGCATAGTTACTTTTAAAATAGTTAGTGATTTTGTCAGCCACATAGGGATAGTAATAGATAATTATTTATCTTTTATTCATATACTCGAAGGTACTCATGTTACTATTGAAAAGTTACATCATCCTACTTGGATAAGAAAAATAGAGGGTTATTACAAATGGATTCATTAAAACTTGTTGTTGTTAAAAATCCATTCAATAGGGCAGATAAAGAGACTATGGTTCTCGAATATCATCGGCCTTCTATTGCTCAGATAATTATTGACCATGCGCCTTTGGGGTTAGATGTCATTGTTAGTATTAATGGTGTTGTGATTCCAGTTGAAGAATTTAACTTTACTTTCCCTGGTAAAGGTGACGAAATTGTCATAATGCCTTATATCCATGGTAGTGATAATGGGAAGCAAGTTTTGCGGGTAGTAATGATGATTGTCGTTGCTGTTGTCGCACAATGGGCTGGTGGCGCACTTGCTAAGGCTTACTTTGGTGGTAGCGCAATAGCTGCTGCTGGCTTCACAGCTGCTTTTATGGCTATCGGTGGTGTTTTGATAAATACACTTGTGCCACCTATACAA